TGAATTTATCCAAAATGCAAATGTAGATACATTGCCACTCATTTTGAATCCATCAACATCAACATAATCAGTCGACCCATCAAACTCAAGAGCCTTACCTGTAAACAACTCGCCTACATTATTGTTGCCCGATTTGTCAGGTGTGATTTGTTTATCTCCATCAATGCTGTTCGTTTCAAATCCAAGCCACATCTTTAGATTGGTTGTGATTACTTCAGCAGCAGCTAATGCACTACGGAAACTGCTTATTGTATTTTGTATAATGTTTACTAACATATAGCTCTATTTTAAAATAAAGCTACTATGTCAGTTGCAGTTGTGTCAGTTGCTTTTACATGCGTAACTTGAACAGGTAAAAATGTTCCGTTTGCTATGTTCTTTAATAAGACAGTAGAGCCACCTAAAGTGATAACATTTATATTACCTCCTGTACCTACAAATAATGCAGCAGGAGAGTTGAAAGATGCACCTGTTATTGGTGTACCATCGCTTGGTGTTACTGCTAAAGCAGTTGCTGCTTGTCTTACTATTGTATTCTGTGGCATAATCTTGTTTTTTAAGTATATTAATAAATAGTAAACTACGTGTTTTGTTTTAATATAGAGCAAAAAAAACCCTCACATCTCTGTAAGGGTTCTAATATTATAAAGGAATTTATACTTCTACAACTGTTATTGTAGAACCTAAACCATCAAATATGGTTGTAGTTCCCGGTTCAACAAAAAGAGCAGATTTACGCTCTCTTGATGTTATCGTCAATGTATAGCCACTCATATCGCCAAGAGCTTTACCCAATGCAACGCTACCACCTGTAACAGTTGCACCATTGTAAGCACCTACTAAGTAACATTGCCCAAATCCATTCGCTTCATTCACATTGTTGTCCTCTGTGAATATTTGAAAGCGACCAGAAGTTAATAAGCGAAGTGCAGAAAGTGCTGCCTTGCTTAAATTTGGTAACATTAATGTAGTTACTTGCTCATAAAATACCGTACCATTGTCCTCAGACACAGTTATAGTTTCAGTATATTCAGAGCTTTGTGGGTTTAAAGCATATTTGAAAACATTTGTAGTTCCTGCTACATCTGTAAGCTGACCATCTGCGTCAACAGTGTAAGCACCTAAAGTATCATGATTAGCAAAGTAAACGTTTCTTAAACCACCTACTGCTTCTCTACACTCTAAGCCTCTACCATTTGTTAATAAACATGCCATACCTTAACGAATTATGCGTAAAGAACGATGTCTGCACGAGTAGAGTAACCTACACCTGCATTGAACTTCATTACTAGATTAACATTATCTGAACCATCAACCATAGTTTGGTCAAGTAGTTTTACCTCAGTCATATCTCCCTCTAAGTCAGTTGCAAAGAACAAGTTAGATTTACGACCTGCTACCATTACGTTAGCTGCCATACCCGGACACCACTTGATAGGAATACCCTCAAAGTTTGACTCAGTTACACCTGCATGGTATTGGTTTAAGTAACCTAAAGCTGCTTGTGCTGAGATGTAATGTTTGAATGCTGCCGTACCCATAAAGATACATAAGTCATCCTGTCCGTAAACTGCGTCTGCAATTCCATCTCTAACTTTACCAATCTCAGCAATTACGTTTGCAGCAGTAATACCACCACCAACTGCTGCTACATCTGCACCACCATCAGCAGTTAGTAACGCTTGGAATCCATCAAACTCTCCACTTGTACCTGCTGCACCTTGCCAAATTGACTTTTCTACTTGCTGCCCTACTAAAGAACCTGCATAAGAGATTAAGTAAGTAGCAAAGTCAGATTGTAAAGTACCATCTAAACCTGCTCTCATGTTTGCACCTGCCCAAGTTGAAAGCCAATCGTTTTTACACAATGCTCTGTTTACTTGTAAACGCTTTGGTGCAAGAGCTTTCTCAACGTATGTAACATCTCCTGCACTTGTAAAGTCACAAGTTGCATCTGCTACTGCTGCTGCTGCTAAATTAAAATTGTTTAGGTTTACTTTAAATGCTACGTTTGGTAACACAGTCAAGTAACCTTTTGCTAGTGTTTCTCCACTTAGTAGAGATGCACTCATAAACCCTGCTGCTGCTTTCCCTGCATACAGTTTAGTATACGAATCTGCCATTTTTTAAATATTTTGGTTTTTATTAATTAAATATTGAACTCTCTCTTGTGGGGATAACTTAGAAAACTCAACCATTGATTTAGTTCCTGTTGTCTTTCCCTCTGGACTTGGAGTTATCTCCTCGCCTACTTTTTCGAACTCCTCAACTTTAGCAACTGCTTCTTCTTTTGCAGTTTTCAAAGTATTGAACTCTTCTTTAATGCTTGCAAATTCCTGTACTAAATTCTCTAGCACTCCGATTGCTTGCACTAATGCGTCTTTTGTTTCGGTGTTAGTTTCGCTAAGTTCCTCAGTTTTTGAATCCTCAACTACTTCCTCAACAACCTCTTCTTCAGGTATTCCGATACGAGCAATAATTCCCTCTTCCTCTACTACTAGCAAAGTACCATCAGCAAAAACATACTCTCCAATTGGCATCGCTTGACGCTCATCTTCTACAACGATAAACACCTCGTTACCAATCTCAAATGAATCAGCACTTATTATAGTACCATCTTCAAGAGTTGCCTCTTCGAATTTTAAATGTTCTTTTGCTTCGGATAACTCAGCAGGTGTAGGTTCGTTTTCGCTTACCACTTCTACCATACCCAAAATTTCTTTGATTTTGTCTAATGCTTCCATTTTCTAGGGTTTGTTTCTATTCTATTAAATAGGGTTAGTTTTTCTTTGTTTTATTTTCGCTATCCTTTATGATTTGTCTGAGCTTACTCAATACATCTTCTTTCTCCATTTTAATGCCCTCAGATTCTTTAGTATCAAAGTAGCCCTCAATAGAGAAACCTTTAACCTCGCCCTCTTTTATATAGTTGCTCCAAACATCTTCGTTCTCAATCTTCATGCAAGCAACCCAAGTTCCAACAGGATAATTGAACCCATGCAATGCAGACTTGTCAATCTTTGAATCTTCAACAATCCAAGTTTCAATTGTGGTAACTCCGTTAACTGCTCTCTCATGACCTAAAGTTGCAGATTGATGTTTGCTATTAATCATGTAAAGCTCCTCAACTCTGCGTATCGTGTCCTTACTAAAGAAGCAATTATACTTCTCGCCCTCTGCATCAACTCTTAATATAGGCATATCAGGAATCATAACTGCACCCATGACAATACGTTTCTCATCGCTTAGTGTTGCAAACTTTTGAGGCTTGCCAGATTTAGAGAAATACATAAAGTTTTCTTCTATTGCAGGATCTTCAACTAAGCTAATAGCAAAGACACCAACATCTGCATCATTCTCGTTAAGCACGAACTCAACTAATTTCATTTTATCGTATTTCTTTTTTTTACGCTTCTCTTCGTCTTTCTTTTTCATTATAGTACAGTTTGAGTTTTAATGTATAAATCTGCTTCTTGTGAATCCGTTACCTCTTGTGAAATTACATAGGCCTGCACAGGAGGAGTTTCGTTTCCTTGATTAACTAAATCGTTTAGGTTAGCATTTACAGGAATTGCTTGTCCTATTGTGTTGCCTATTGGAGATGCGTTCGGTATTGATGCAGATGCACCACCTCCTGAACCTTTAACCTCAGTTTGCATTATGTTTCTAACATTTGCTAAACCTGCTGCAATAACTGCTGCACCTGTTATAAAACCTGCAACCCCACCTTGAGCAAATGCTTTGTTTGCACCTACATAAGTATCTATAATTGCTGATGCAACTGCAAGCTCTTTGTTATCTCCTGCAAGACTTGACAATGCACCTGCTAATTGTGCACCTGCTTGCAGTTGAGATTCTGTGTTTGACTTTCTTAGTAGCTTTTCATCTTTGCTTAATTCCTTTTCAGAATCTAGTAAAGCATCGTTTAATTCTTGCCTTGTATCTATTAGCTTAAGATTAGTTTGCTCTGCATCTTCTACCCTTAATTGATTTAAAGTTTTAGAGTTTTCCAAAATTATTGCATTTGTCATCTCCTCATTCTTTACTTTTGCAAATGCTGCTTCTTGTTCCTGTATTTGTAGCTGCCCATTTAAAGATTGTAATTGCCCTATTAAAGCCTTTCTCCTATCTGCTGCCTCTGCTCTAATATTAATTAAAGCAATCTCTGCATCAGCTTCCTTTTGCATGTCCTCTCTTGTGCTTTCTCCTAGAGCATTCTTTGCAAGTATTGTATCAAGGTTTAATTTTGCAATTCGTTCCTCTTCAAGAGCTTGTTCCTCAATTATAGCCATTGCTTCTTTTAGCTTAGTAACCCTTAAGTCTAAAGATGCGTTTTGGTCTGCTGCTAATGCTTCTGCCTCTCTAATGATAACATTGTTCTTAGCTTTCTGAACTGAAAACTCTCGTTCCATATCAATCAAGCTCTGCAAAGTTTTCTCTAACCCTGCTGCTGCTTTTGCTTCTCTTACAATCTCATCGCCTAAGCCAGAAAACGTCTTTGTCATTCCCTCAACTGCACCTGAGAAATCTCCACTAAAGAATTTTGTAATACTATCGCCAAAGCTCGAAATCCTATCTATAATAACATCAACTGCTGCACCTAGACCTGCCATTGCTTGGTCAAGTAAATCAACCCCTTTTTGTGTCTTTGTAAAGAATGCAACCAAAGAACCTAAAGCTATAACAAGCAATCCGATACCTGTCGCAGCAATCGCACCTTTTAATGTTTTAAAAGAGTTTATAACAATCTTAACTCCACCCTTTAAAGACTTAAACGCATCTTTTAGTTTGTCAGTAGCTTTTGAGAATATAGTCTGCTCTTCTGATGCTTCTTTAATTTCTTCCTTTACGTCTTTGATGTCCTCGACTACCTCAGATGTATCGGCAGTCATTTTTAATTTGTACTCTTCTGCCATATCTCTTTTTTAAATTGTTGCCATGCCTCTATCATTGATGTTGGATATTTAAAAGCTCCAAACAATACTTTGTTTTCTTCCGTTTCTTTGATTTGGTTAGATGTAACCAACCTTATAACTTCGTTTATCATGGTGCTGCTGTTACTCTTTCTAATATTATTTTTGCTCCGTTTATATGCTTATTTGCGTTTAAGCTGCTACATTTTATTGTCCAATATGTACCCTTGCTTGCATATTGACCGCTTAAACTTACAGTTGAATTTATTGCAGTTGTAGTTCCTACTTCTGTACTTGTATCAATATCAACATCTGATGTATAAACATTAAAGTTTGACGATGTGTCATTACCATATACAACAACTGAATTAGCTCTATAACCTAATGGAAGTTGAAAAGATGCATATAAGTTTGAGCTTGCACTAGATGGTTTTATATGCCCTCCGTTATCATGCATTATACCACTTGCACCAGCATTAGAATCTTCAGCTAAGAAATCTCTTGCAGTAAGATACATCTCAGTATCGTAAATTGTGCCAATGTTCTGTCCTCTTATTGGTACTGAGCTAGGAAACTCTGTGCGTGTTACCCATTCAGTATGTTCGTTTACTTCATCATAGCTTAAAACCTCGTTTACCTTTGCCTCCTCGCCTATTCTCCTAACTGTACCCTCTAGGTATATCTGTGTTGATTCGTTTACTACAACACTTGATGCAGTTTGTCCGACTATAACCTCGCCACCTGTGGTATTTACATTCTTATTTTGATTAAATACTATTGGAGATGGTACAGGTTCTTGTGGTAATACAGTTGTATTCCAATAACAAACATTGTCTATAAAGCTAAAATTGTTAGCCTCACAACATGCCTGTGTTGGATTAGCTGATGTTCCTGCTGAATTTACCCATGTTGTAGTTCCGTTTATATTTGTTGATAATAATTGTAAATCACAATTAACAACAAGCATTGAATCATTAAATACACCCTCAATAGATTTTATCAGCTCTACCTTTGTACTTTGGTTTTTACCTAAAGCATAAGATGTAATTTTGTTAATTCTATAATACGAGTTTTGAACAAATATCTTATCGTTGTACTTAAACTGAGCAATATCTTCTGGAGTTAGGTAAAAGTTTGCAGTTAGTATTCTTGCCTCCTTACTATATATATTATTTAAATACTTTCTCCAACACTTTGCATATGTATCGTTTACAGGTTGTGAATCAACGTAAAATTGCAAATCATATGCACCTTTAGTTTTAAATCTAATATCCGAATCAGTAGAAACAACTGTATCGCCACTCATCAAGTAATGGTTACAAAAAGGGTAAGATGTTTCTGTTGTATATCCACCTGTTGCTTGACTCCAATATCTGTATGGTTGGCAAGACTTTAAACCACTATAAGCGAACAATCTAGGTTTAATCTCTACAAAAGTAGGTTCTCCATTATCCCATTTATAAGGCATTGCAATTAGCATGTTATGACCTTGTGGTCTTTTGGTATTCCAAGATGAAAATATTGTTTTAATCTCTAAATCATCCTTCCCAAAATCCCCACTAAAATCAGCGGTATAACTATTGTAAACCTCATCAAATGTATCTTGCCAATAATAGTTTAGTCTGTCCTCATCTTCTAAATCAAACATGTTAATGCGTTCTTTTCTGAACTCATTTGTTGGCTTTAGCTTTACATCTTTGTTTAAATCTATTTTATTACTCCAATCCTTACTTGTTCCTGTATCAAAATAATCTTGTGCAGGCTCTATGTTTAATTGTCTAGGAATTTCTTTGTCTAGCTCAATTATTAAATTGTACCTAGAGCATATTGCACTAATAAAATCAACTTGCTTTTCAGTTGGTAAAATATTATTGTTAGCTGATAAATCAATAGTAGAACCCTCTTGCGAAACAGGTGCAGCATATAATTCAAAAGATGAGCCTGTTGAGTTTATTGTTAATGTCTGACTAACTGAGTTCATTACTATTTGCAAATAAACCTCATCGCCACCTTGTAAAGTTATATCGTTTGTTACAATCTCTAGTTGTTGAGTTCCTACAACAGTTGTAAAAGGAGAGTAATCTGTTCCATTCCATTGCCCAAAGACCTCAGAAGAAAACGAAGCATCATTTAATTTTTTAACAAATAGCCTTGTAATTGTTTGAGTATTTGATGCAAAAGTATAGGATAGTTTTATTTTAAATTGATGGTTACCTGTTAAAGGTACGTTGTAGTGTGGCGTTGCTGCACCTGAATCATAATTACCATGTCCATCAAAAAAGTTACCTCCTGAATCAGTATCAAATAAAATTGTCGCAGTAACTGCATCGTCTAAATCTTGGTCTTGTGAAATACCTGCTCTGAAACTATCTTGAAAAGTTGATGCAACCACTTGCACAGAATTAGCCAAAGTCATGTATTGCTTTGCAAAGAAATCAGTTGCAAAAAATGTTGAGCTTATAGTATAACCTATTGAAGATAATACCTTTTCAAATAACACCTTTAGGTTTATTGCAGGCTTTAATCTTGCAGGATATAATGCTGCTAATGGTGCGTTTAAAGATGCGTTATCATAATCATAACCATAATCAGCAATAGGATATAGTATCTCCTCTCCTGTTTGACCTACTGATGTTGTATAGGTTGTATTACCACTCCATGAATCCTTAACATTTGCAGCAGTAAGTAAATGACTAAACTCAGATAAGTCTAGTTCATTTAGTTGCTTCTCATCTAGTGATGTTGAAATGTTTGATATTACACCAAATACTAGAGCCTCATAATACTTTGTTGAATTGTTGACGTTTAGCAGTTGTAAATAACCACTAAAGACAATATTTGAATCTACATAAATATCAGCTTCGCATTTTATAGAGCTATTAAATGAACCATCAACAGAAACAACATCGTAAAAATGACTAAAGAAATCATTGTTCACTTGTGTAAATGGCAATGTAAACGCTTGGGTAAAGTCAGACTTTTGCGATGCCAGATCTTGTATCTCTTTAGCTGAGTAATTACCTTTGATAGATACATCACTTACATCTAAATAATGTAAATCAGTTCCTCCTTGCTCTTTTACAACTAACTGAACCATTATATCATTCTTTTTAAGTTATGTGCGTATTGGAAAGTAAACGAGTATTGGATGAGCTTATCTTTGACTGTGGTCTTGTATTGGAATTGGCTATCAATTAAAATCAAAGGTACAGGTTCTTGCAATACACCATCATCGCCAACCTCAACAGGAGCAATTAATTGTATATCGTTTGACTGCATCATGCCTTTAAAGTAATCGTTGTACGCTTCATCTAAATAACCTGTGTTAACTGTTATCTGCTTTGTTCCGTTTACGCTCTGCACCTTACCTCTCTCAAAACTATCTATTGAAAATGTTGCTGCATTCCATGAACCGGGATTGCGTTCGTATTCGATTGACCTATTCATCGAGATACTCTCATTTGAATTGTTATTGAAATATTGATAGTCCCATGTACCAAATTTGTTTTTCCATGCTACTGATTGAGATGGATATTTTGAACATTGAGAAATCTCAAATAATAATGGTCTTATATATTCAGCAGTTGGATAAGATGTAATTTTGTAATAGTTACCTGTACCAGAACCAACTGCACTTACAATAAATAAAGTAGCAACATTGTTATCTGCTGCACCCATAGAAACCCAATCAGTATCTCCACTTGATTGTATGTATATATAATCTCCTATTTTAGCAGTTGATGCTGCTTTTGCATCAATAATAGTTTGCCCTCTTGTTTGATTACCTACACTAATAGTATAATATTTATCAGTTGTTTGCATTTGGTAACCTCCCAAATCAACATACTTCATTTTAGCTACATTCTCATAACCTGCTGCTATAAATAAAAGCATTTCATCTTCATCGCCTGTTGCATCGCTTGCAAGAACACCACCATAAGTTGATTGATTTGGCAAGTATATTTGTGCCGTGTAATTACTTAAATCTGCGTTTGGAGTTTCACTATAAAATTTATATTGGAAACCTATGTTACTACTATTGAAATATGTACTACTTTCATTTAACCATGATAATGTTCTGTAATCTCCTGCACCTGTAAGATGTGCAATCATTCCACTTGTATCGTTTGGTTGTGTTGTTACATATGGAATTTTGCTTAAAAACTTTTCATATGGAGTTGTTAGTCTAGGAGAGTACAATTCAAAGT